CTCCATTTGAGGTCAAGGCGTTATAAACTGCGTTCCCCCATCGTGAGACGGCCTTGGCCGTCGCTTGACGGGACACGGCGCGCGCCGCGATGCCAGCGCCAAGAATCTGGGCGATGGGTTCCAAAGGACCCATTTCCCACCCCAAAAGGGCGAGTTCGAACCATGCCGCGCTGTGAGCGGTCCCGGACGGGTTTTGAAATTGCCGAAGATCGCGGAAGCGGTTTGAAATCGTGGCAATATCTTCAAGGCTCTGACGGAGCGGCGTGCCTTTGGCACCGAAAAGGGTATCGCGTCCGGCCCCGCTCAATCGATTGTAACTCGTTAAAAATCTATCGGGAGAAAATCCCGGCATAACGCCCGGGGTTCCGGGAGACGGGGACGGCCCCTCACCCATTCGGCGAATGACCGCACTGGCTACATCGTTCCATGCGCCGGGAGCGCCGCTTTGAAGAATCCGCGTCCTGGCGAGTTGCAGTTTTGCGATATTCGCTGAGCTTTGCCGCGTGTTATTGTTTCCGTTGGCGTAGGAAATCAACCGATCAATGACTTGCTGAGGGCTTGCGGCGTTTGGAGAATCCGCGCGCTCGTTTCCGACTATGCTGGAAAGCGTTTTGCGATCCCTGATTGCAATCGCTGCATTTTGCACGGCTTGATCGTAAAGATTGCGCGTTGCTTGGCCGCCGTGCGTGCTGATGGCGTCCCGAAGATCGTCATCAAGCGCTTGCGAAATCGGGCGAAGATAATCCTTTAGCTTTGTATATTCCGGAAGCAATTTATTGTTTTGCAGCGATTGAATTTCGCTTTTAAGTTGTTGAAGACCTTCAATGGTCATGCCTTGGGGGCGCGTCGCTGCTTCGCCCACCAAACGCATAACATCGTCACCGGCTGGCGACGTTGCCGCATCTGATCGATTAATAGCGTTTTGAAGCGCGGCCCGCGTGTTTGCCATATCGGCAGTCGCGCCCGGCGGAATGCCTTGATAAACCTGGGCGTAATCCTGGTTCATTGCGCGGCGCGAAACGGGACCAATCCAGTTTCGAATGGCGCTTGCCGCGCTTTGCCCGGCGGCATCAGTCGCCGCAGATGAATCCGTTGCGCCAACGGTCGCGCCGGTCCCTGCTTGTCCGTATTGGTCAGCAAGGGCGGCGACATTGTTTCCCAGGTCGCGAATGGTATCCTCAGCCGCCGTGCGCACCCGCGTTCCCCCTGGAAAACTTTGCAACGCTCCGGCAAAAGATCGTAGCGGTCTGTTGTCCGAATCAGCCACAAACTCCGGGAGCGATTGAGGCCCAAGATTGTCCCTCAATCGTTCAGCGGCGGAAACGGCTTCCCCACGACCTGTCGACGCCGCTGCATTTGCTGCGGCTTGATTGCCGATGCCGAGCGCGCGAAGGCCGCCGCCCAGAACCAAGCCGCCCACGCTGCCCTGGATTCCTTCCGATTCCGCTTTGCCAAACCGATCTTCCGCGCCCTCGCCTTCACCAAAGCCTTGGGCTGCTCCATAAAGACCGGCTGTAGTGCCCGCATTTGCGGCCATGGAGCCGATGCCGGTCCCCCCGGTCACTCGCACGCCGGGCAACGCAAAGCCGCCCGCGAGGCCGCCTATGGCCTTTTCGACGCCGCTTTCATAAATGTCGCCTAACGGCGTGCTGATTTTGGGCGTCTCGGCAGCGTCCGTGGCGCGATTTTGTGCGCGGCGATATTCAAGCGCATTTTGGTAATCGCCGCCTGCAAGCGAAGAAAGCCCCGCGTCAGCTTCGTCAAGATAGGCTCCGATGCCTGGCACATTGCGAGCGACGCGGCTTACAGCGTCTCGAATGCGCATCCCGGTTTCACCGCCTTCACGCTCTTTTGAAACGTAAGCGTCGGCCCATTGCCGCCGCGCCGCGTCGCGTTGGTCTTCGGGAAGCGTTTTCAGGTAGCTGTTGATTTTTTCGTCGCTATCGAGCGCAGCAAATCCGCCCTCGGGTTCCGGCACGCGCTTCGGGATAAGGTCATCGAACAAGCCGCTTGCGGCCATGGGCGGCTTTACTGCGCCTTGACCGCCCTGGTTTGGAATGAGGTCGTCGAACAATCCTGGCATGTTACTGCACCGCTATGCCGAGTTGTTGCAGGCGCTCTTTAACCTTCGCCGGGTCTGCGCCTGCCTGGATTGCTTGTTGTGCTTGCGAGATCGCAATCTCGGGCGTCACGCCTTGGGGGAGTTGCGCCGGTCGGCCAAACTGCGGGATAAGCCCGGCCCGCCGCTGGATGTCGTTAATCTTGGCTTTGCTTTCGTCGCTCAGCACGCCAAGCGGGGCCACGCTTGGCCCCATGCCGTTTTGCCAGCGACGCTCGAGTTCCTGCACTTTGCCGCCCATGGCTGTTGCCATTGTGGCTATGACTGATCGAAGCTGTTGCGGCGTGCTTGTTGCGCTGATTTGGTCAGAAAGCGCGCGGCGCTCAGTTTCCCCGCCCTTGGTCGCCTTATAAAATTTGTCAACCTCGCTCACAGCCAAATCGCGAAGGGCGTTGAAGCTGTTTGGCCGGTTGTCGCCCGTGAGCCAGCGATAAGCTCCTTGGATTTCATTGGCGGGTTTGTTCAATATCCAAGCCCCACCAACGTTTGACAGGTTTTCGCCAAGTTGCGAAAGCTCATGCAAGTGCTCGATAGCTGTATTGGCCGCCGTCGCCTCCTGGCCGCCTTTGCCGTACCCTTCGAGGTTTTTCCGCAAATCCTGCCGCATGGCGTAGGTCGTGGCGTCGAATTTCGGATCGACTCGATGAGCGAGCGCAAGCAGCATTTGCCAGCGTCCCGTGGCCCTAGCCACGTTGCCGACAGGCTCGCGGCCTTCGATGAGCGCCTGCACTTGCCCGGCTGTCGCCGGGTCCAGTTTGCTAAGAAGCTCTTTGCCGGTCACGCCCGAATTGAGCAATTGCGTAAAATGCGTCATATCCTGCAGGCCGTTCAACGGCGCGCCCGGTGCTTGCCCTGGCAGCGTCACGGTCTCATTTGCCCGGTTGACAAAACCATGGATCGGGTTTCCAAATTGATCGGTTCCAACGGTCGTAAAGTCGGGCGCAAACAGCGTCGGGATGACCGTTTTTGCCAATTCCGGGTTTTGAGCCACGGCGCGCGCCTGCATTGGGTCCATGCCCTTCGCGATGAGCGCTTGCATGGTGAGGTTTTGTGTTTCCGCCGCGCGGTTTTCGCCGCCAATCGCGTCGCCTATGCCGCCGATGAGGCCGCCGCTGTTGTAGCCGTGCCCGAGCGCGCTAAGGCGCTCCCAAAGGCCTGGCGTGCGCTGTGGCCCCTGAGCGTTCGGAATGCCTCCCATGGGCGCGCTCGGGGCCGCGCTTGACGGGCCGATGCCGAGCGCGTTGCCGATCCCGCCAAAAATGTCGCTCAAAAGGCCGCCCTGAGGCGCTGCAGCGGGCGCAGGCGATGGGCGGCCCATCGGCGCGGCTTGCTGGCTTTGCGGCTGTAGCGCTTGCTGTGGGGCCTGGGGCGACGGTTGTGCAAGGGTGTCGACGGACCCCGCGGCGATGCCTTGGCCGCCCATGGGCTTCGCCATCGAGGCTTGCTGTTGCTGGTAAAGTTGGTCGGGGTTTTGCGGGGCCGCGTACGCGGTGCCGATGGCTCCCGGATCGTTGCCGACGGCGCGCGCCGGAAGCTCGGGAAGACCGAGAAACTGCTTGCCGGGCGTTCCGCCGTAAAGTTCGGCCCCTTCGGCGGCAAGCCTCGATTGGTCTGCGGCCTCTTTTTTTCGCCACGGCGCATCATCGGGATTATAGGTCAAATCGAGCGACGGATTGCCGAGCGCGCCTTTGCCTACCTTACCGCCTTGAGTGCCCATAACGAGATCGGCCAAAGCGAGCCGGTTCCAATCGCCGGGGCTGTATGCCGGGTTATCCCCGAGGAAAAGCGTATCAAGCAACGGCATGATTAAGCCCTCCTGCGTGCGGCCTGGAGTTTTTCGCGCATGCGCTTCTGAGCGATTTCGGCGGCCTTGCGCGTCGCGGCATCGATGTTGACGGTTTTCAGGCCGCCCGGCATCTCTTGAACCGCATCAGGCGCTTTCTTCTCGACCTCTTGCGCCATAACGCCAATTCGAGGCGTCGGATCGCCTTTGTACTGGAAGGTATGGACTGGCGTGCCATCGTAAAGCTCTCCCACTTGCTGTTTGCCGGTCTTGGCGCGTTCGTCGGAAAGCAGATTGATCCCAAAGCTGTCGGTGGTACCCTGAGTGTTCGACGTGCCCGAAGTGTTTGAGGTACCCCCGAGGCCCGCAGCCGGATAGAGGATCGAAGCCAGAAGCCCCGCGTTCTGAAACGGGAGCGCGGTTTGGGCTTGCTGGATCGCGAGCGTTTGCGTGGGCGTATAGTTTTGCTGAGCAAGGGCCGTGTCGCCTGTCTGGACGCCTTGCAGCGCGGCGGCCTGTTGGGCGGCTGTCAGTGCGGCGTTGCTTTGAGCCGTGCCCGTTCCCGCCGCTTGCAGCGCTTCTGCGGCCCCAGTCTGCGCCCCGACGTTCGTATTGTACTGGCCAAGGATGGCCCCGGAAAGCCCTTGAGAAAGACCGCGCGCAAGGTCTTGCTGATTAAGGCCCGAGCCGTCACGGCCTGCCGCTGCGAATTCTTGGTTGATCGCGTTCGTCGTGTCGTTCGCGATTGTCGCGAGCAATCCCGCCATCCCTGGATTTTGAAGCGGGTTATTGTTCTGGTTCGCGATGGGCGCAAGCTCGGCTTGAAGCTGCGACTGAGCGGCGTTATTCGCGCCCACTTGGGAAGGCGTAGCATAGAGGGCATTTGCAAGCGCCGTCGTTTGGGCCGCGAACGGGTTGCCCTGATTGGCCTTTTCCTGCAATTGACTGAATGCAGCCGTTTCCGTTGGGTTCACGCTGTAGTTATATCCGCCGATGTTGGAAATCAGCGAATTGAGCGCCGGAACGGTCGGGGCATAGGGGTTCGTCGTCGTGGTCGAATTTGACGTTGTAGTCTTATTCGAATCGCTTTCGCCGATACTCATTTGACGCCCCTTTCATAAAGCGTTTCGCCGAGAACAGTGCGCACGGCCTTGAAATCCGGATAGAAGCGCAGCCAGCCTTTTCGGCCATAAAATGCCAGCGTGTCGCAGCCGCTCGATTTGCCGTAGGCGTTCATTGCATCGAGCACTTTAAGCGCCCATTGACGAACGCCGCGCCCGGCCATGCCGGACAACAAGACAACCTTGCGGCCATCCACTCGAATAATGATTTCAGTTACGAAAGCGGCGACAACATCTGACCCCTGAACGATCACCCAAAGCATATTGGTGCCGCAAACGAGACGCGCGACGCGATCATCAAAGGAGGTTTGGCTTGCCCTGCAACCGTCTTCGATGAGGTGTCCGACGTGTTGCCACATGGGCGCGATAAGTTGCATCGGAACAGCCGAAATCTGAATTTCATCCTTGAAGGCCATAACCGAATTTCCTCGAAGCGTTGCTTGCTGTGTGAGTGACAGTGAAAGAGCCGGGGTTGACCGCGCTGACGTAAATTGATCCCGCCGCCCATTCTGTCGCCGCTGCGGCGTTCATGGGAACCAGCAAGACAATGGTGCCTTCGCCGCAATTGGAAGCCTGGACGGTCGTACTTGTGCTTGTTCCATCGCTTGCGAGATAGAACGTGCTCGAAGCATTGGAGCGGCCTGCCGCAAGCTCCCTGATGGCGCGAACAATGCGCGGGAAGCTCGTTTCGTTCTGAGCGGGCACATTGACGGTCATCGGCGCCCCCTGGGCACAATGAGCGGGTCAACGCCCTGGGCATAGGTCCAAAGCGTTCCAGCCGGGATGCGAATGCGGCCCCGCGCGGCGCGCGTGTCGGCTCGGGCCGGAATGAAGCCCCGCGCGTTCATCGCGTTTTCCGTCGTGTAGGCCGGGGTCTCGTTGAAATTCTCGCGCTTGGCGATGTTGCCGTAAATCGTGGGCGCATCGCTCCGAGGATAAAACCCTTGCACGAAAATTCGCTGATCGACCTGGGTTTGCTCACCTGTTTGAAGAACGGCTTCAAGCGGCGTTCCGTTGAAAAAGCCGAGCGCGGCGGTCGTGTCGAACATGCCTATCTGCGGCAAGGTCGCGTTCGAATAGCTGTCCAGCGAGACAGGAAGCGCATCGAGACTGTCGTTAGGCGCGATGGCGTCCAAGCCCTCAAGCGTGATTCCAGGCCGCTCGAAGCTGTAAAGAAATTGCCCATTGATACTTAATGGCGTCCATTTGTCGAGCGTCACGTTATAGGCCAGCACGCTGTCGAAGCATTGCGCGTTGTTGGCAATCGATTTGAAGGCAAAGAGCACCGTGTTCGCGTTCGGAAACTGCGCCGCCTGGAAGTATTGCAGGGATGAAGGATCGAAGGCGTCGGCAAGCGTCCTGTCGACACGTTCCGCGCCTATCGGGATAGGCTGCGAACTGAGCGAAGGATTGAGGCGCTGAAAACCTTTCTGCGAGTAAAAGAAAATGTCCGGCCCCGCGCTGATAAGGCTATAGGGCGCAAGGATGCCCATATCCTTTACGATGCGATCAATCGTAAACACCACGTCTGAGCCAGGCGCGAAAACAAAATTGCGAATGGCGTTATCCTGGAAGATGTAGCCAAGATCGCCGCCCGCGACGCCGCGCACTACGCCGCCGTCCGGCAAGTCTTGATAGTCGCTCGAATTTACGCCCGAAGTCCAATTCGTCGGATCGTCCAAGCCGCTCCATTGAATTCGAAAGGGATTGCTAGCAAGGCCGCCCAACAGCACGAAGCGGTTGACGATGGCCACATAAGCCGCATAGGGCGGCGAGCCTGGGAGGTCCGCGAAAGCCGTGCTCGATGTAATGTCGTAATACTGCGGCGGATCGTTCGGCTGGAGCGCTATGACGTAGTTGTTGAACTGGACGAACTGCCAAAGCTGGCCGGATTGACAGCCGGTATAACTGCCCGATTGAGAGACCAAAGACCACGCGAGCGTGGTGTTATTCAGAATGTAAAGGTCGGTCGCGGTCGCCGCGAAGATGGCCACTGAGCCGTCAGTTTTGACCGCGAAAAAGGCACCATAGCATTGACTGGGGAGCGTTTGCGTGAACGCCTGGAAACTCAAAAACGGCCCATAGCCATCGCCGCGCGCCACGACGTTTTGAAGCTGATCGGTGTAGAGCGCATTGAGATCGCTGATGTCGGGCCGATAGTCTCCGAACGGAATGACGGTCATCAGAATTCCATGGCCCGAACGTATCCGGCCCCCTCTTGCGTCATTCGTTTGGTCTTTTCGCGAAGGCGCATCAGCGCGGCCCCTGCTTGGCCGCCAATGGGGTTGCCATCGCGGTCTAGCGCGCCGCCGCCCATGCTGCGCTCCATGTCCTTGTCATAGAGGTAATGAACGGCAAGCTCATATTTCGCGCGGCTGCGAATGAGGATTTCCGCGTCGTTCATCCAAGGCGATGTAGTGTCCGTGTCGCTACTCGGGGCGTTAACGATAATGACGGCCGCCACGCGAGCGCTGTAGCCTGGCGCGTTAGGCTCGGGATAGAAAAAGAGGTTTTGCTCATACCAGCAATAAACGTACGGAAGCCCCTGCGTGATGCCGGGAACGTTCAGCGTTTCAATCCATGCCGGAGGTTTTGGGTCCAGCCTGTAGGGATATCCGCCCCAGTAGGCAAAGACGTAATCGATCTTCAAGATGTTGGCCAGCTCGGGAAAATCGCTGACGCTGTACTGATATTGCCCTTCGTTCAAATTGAAAAGATATTCCCGCGTCTCGTTGAAGTAGAAACGCTCTTGCTGATAGATTGAAATCGCGTCGTTGATGCACGTCGCAATCTGATCGGTGAGGTCGTCCCGCCCGATTTCGTCGGCAATCCTGGCCTGCATTATGGCGAGTGTTCCGGTTCCCATGGGCGGCCTCTGAATTCAATGGGCGGGCGCGGGGTAAGGAGGGAAACCCCCGCGCCCTCTCTCCCGGGGGAGAGAGCTTTTACTGATCGTTGTTCGGAACGTACTCGATAACGATCACAGCCTGACCGGCCGTCGCTGCGGTGCCGGTTTGGGCGTATTTCACATAGATTTGTTGGCTGGCCGTGGGCGGCGTGAGCGCTGCGCCGGTCGTCGACGTATACGCCCCGGCAGTTCCCGCCGTCACGTCGGCAGAGGCGACAATGTTGTTGTAAGAGCTCGAATTATAGCCCACGGTGAGCGCGTTCGAGGTGCCAGCGTTAAAGGCCGTGACGACGTTCACGACAGTCCGGAGAATTTGCGCTCCGGTTGGCAGATAAGCGTTGAACGGTTCGCCGCTCGAAATTGCAGCGTCATTGTAGTTGACCGTGAAGCGCATATAGTGAACAGCCTGGAAAGGCAATTCGCGCGTGGTGTACCCTGGAGAGTTTGTAGTCATAGTCTCGCCTCTGATTCAAAAAAAGTGGAAGGAAGAAGGGGCCAAAGCCCCTTCATTTACGCTGCGTAGGTCGAGACCACGACAGTGCCGTAATCCTCTGAGTTGAACTGCATTTTGTTCATGCCCCAAATCGCCCAGGCGGAAACTTCGAGCTTGCGCTTGTGGTCAAGCAGCTCCTCGTTCCAGCGATAGCGATTGGGGTTGCCGCCCTGGCGGCCCCAAGCGATGCCGCAAGCCTGTTGGCCAAGCAACACAGCCCGGCGAACGGTCGGGATGGCCGCCCCGGTCGCATCGTTCACGCCGTAAGGCACGTCTTGAGACTGGCGAAGGATAACGCCGTTATATTCGCCAAGCGCGCCCGTGTAGATGGGGCTTGCCTTCTGATCGACACCGCCCGACAGCGCAAATTTCTGGATGTCGAGCCACTGACCGGAGCTTGTGTTTGTGCGAAGGTCGCGCACCTGCAGAGGATGCAGATACATGACGTACTTCTTTTGACCCTGAATGATGAGCGGCCTCACCATTTGCAGGTTATCGCCCACCCTAGCCAGCGTCACGGCCTGATCGATGAGATTGAGCGTGAAGGGGTAAGAGCTTGTCAAGCTCGCATCGGCCGTGATCGCGCCTGGCGTTCCCGCCCACATCCAGCGATAGGTTGTCGGGGCGCGCGTGGCGTTCAGGCCGGTGTATCGGGTATCAGTGACCGACGTGACGCCGCAAACTTGATTGAAGAACGACACGGAAAGCCGGTCGGCCCACCACTGAGCGAGCGCGTCGCGGCCTTCTTCGCGGAGATCGAAAGGAACGCGTTGCTGATCAATCGTGTTCGCACTCTTGACGCCCACAACGTGACCAAGTTCGTTGATTTGAATTTGGTCGCTGTAGATCGAAAGCGCTTCGCCGTTGCCTTCCGCGATGGTGCTCGAAACGATACCGCCGCCCTGCAAGCGAGCACGAAGGCCGTACGTGATCGTATCGCCGGGGCCTTTGGCCAGTTCGTCTTTGACCTGGATGATATTGTTCGGCCCCTTGCCCATGAGCGGCGCGATTTCAAGATATTCGCGCATCGCCACGACAAGCGACTTGGACCACATTTTGACGGCAAATGAGTCATTCACCGCATAGGATGTATAAGCCATAGGAAATCTCTCACAAGACTGTGTTGCTGTTCGCCAGTTTTTCGCGCGTATAACGCTGCGCCTGCGAGCAACTCAGGTGACGCTCTGAGAGGAAAGCGGGCCTTTTAACGGGGGCCAGCCGAGCAAAGCAGATAATCCCCTGCCAGGACGGGAAAGCCGTGAGCAACAACCAAAGCAACAACCGCAACAAAACTGGCCATTTGGCCGCTTTCGCGATTAGCCGCCCAAGGCCCGCCGCCGATCAGCTTCACTCATTCGAGAATACACTTGCTCGAATTGATCTTCAGGCATATCAACCAAGTCTTGAAAAGTCAAGGGCCTATTTGAAGCGCCCCCGGCTGTCGATAGACTTGAAAAAGCTTGCATACCGCGCTGGATAGTTTCGAGCGTTGGATTGAGTTGCTGATTTGGAGCGCTATTCTGTTGCGTTTCACCCATGGGCGGCGTCGATTTTACTTGAGGTGAAAAGCCGCGCGTCTTGGCAAGCTCAAAAATCGCCTGGGCTGGACTTTTCCCCATTTTTTGCGCTTGTTGAACGATTTGGCGTTCCTCTTGGGCGACAATTGCTGAGCGCTCAGCATCGGTCGCGCCGATCCCGAACATCTCAAGCTCACGCATGCGCCCGTTGACAAGGTGCCGATAGGCGTCCGGGAACGCCGGTTCCTCGGTCATGAACCGCCGCGCGTCATTCTGATAGGCGCTTTCGAGGCTTTGCTGCTCAAAGCGCTGTTGAAATTCGGTCGTCTTGCCAGCAAGCTTTTGGTCGATTTCGTCGTATCGAGCTTTAAGCTGTTTGAAGGCTCCGAAGATGTCCTTCTCCGGATCAATCCATTCTTCGGCCTGGTTTTTCTTGGGCTGTTCCGGGTCCAGTCCCAAAAGATCGTTCAACACTTTAAGCCGCTCTTCGATACGCGCCCTGTCGCGCGCGTACTCAAGCCGCATTTGCTCTTTTTCTTCGTCAGATTTGCGCCGCTTTTCGCGCTCTTCGTGAAGCGCGTTGACGGGAACAAGCTTCGGCGCTTCCTGGCCTTGCGGGTCCGGGTTGCGTTCCTGGGCGGCCGGTTGCCGGACCGGGTTCGGGTCCGGTTGTGCGGCTTTTTGTTCAAGCCGGTCTGCAGCCGGTCCGCCAGCCAGACTTGCAATCTGTTCCGATGGCTCTAAGGGTTTTTGCAGTTCCGGGCGCGCCGGTTCGGTCGAAGAGGACTGCGATTTCGCAACCGGCCCATCCTGGCCGCGCGTTCTGAAAAACTCCTTTTCCTCGGGCGTAAAATCGTCTTCTAGGTCAATCATAATTTATCCCCCTTGTTGCTGAGCCGGTCCGGAGCCGGGCATCATCGGGGCCGGAGCCGGGATTTGTGGAAGCGCCCCCGCGCTGTCCAAAACTTGAAGCGTTGCATCGGTATGCAGCTTGTCGGCTTGCGCCTGGGCATGCACCGCGCGCGCCTTTAAGTCTATGGTCTTGGCCTGCTTCTCCTGAATAGCCGCAACATCCATCGCGTCTTTAAGCTGCAGTTGACGCTGTTGAATTGGGCTTGTCTTGCTTGCGACCTCGGCAAGCTCCTGATAAGCTTGCGTCGGAAGCGGACTGTATTTCACAAGCGTCAGCGCAAGCTCCGGATTGCCCATGAACGGCTGCAGGAACGGCATGAGCTGTTGGATTGCCGCCCATGCCTGCTCTTTCTGAGTGGGGCTTGTAGGTGCATCCTCGATGACGATCTCATATTGTCCCGCCGTCTTGTCGCGAAGCAGCCTCACGCCCTTGTAAAAGCCTTCCTGGCTTCCCTCGACGCGGATAAGCCGTCC